ACCTGTTACAACATCACCAAGGGTTCTGCCAATCACAGTACCAATACCAGTTCCTTCAGGAGTCTGGTTGGCATTATCGTATGCAATTGACATCTCAATTGTGACTGCTTCATTAGTTCCGTAATTTAGATCACCGTAGTTGGCACCTTTAAGGTAGCAGCCATACAGCTCCCAGCTGTCAAGAACTATCGGAGTTGATGCTCCATTACCACCGTCAAGAATTTCAATTCTTGTTGTGAATTTGTAATCAATACCTGAACTAGCAGATGCCATTTCCAAGAAGTCCATTTGCTTCTGCATCTGTTCGCCAATTAGTTTGGCAACAGCGCCGCCAGCATCGTCGCGAACCGAGCATGTGATGTCTGCCCAGGTATGTCGACCAGCAAGTTTTAGTGTGCTGTTGTAAACCGGCAATGAAATTTCTTCAAATGTTAAATTTGGACGGGTTACACTAACCACCTGTTTGGTTAGTTCTGTTGTTGGCTTTGATACGCCAAGATTCTCAAAAAACACTCGAAAGCGATACTTGAGCTTGGGCATTAACAAGCCTTGGACACTCGAACTCTGATCGCTTGCCAACGGTACTGTCATGCGCTGTAATGATGAAACTGCCATGTGTTATCTCCTATATGTTTATTTATCTGGGGCAAGGGGTGTATTTTTACACCCCTTGTTACTGTTATGTCCCGGAAGCAATTTCGCCTGTGTTTTTGATACGCAAAGGAATATAGATAAATTCCACTGCCTTTACTGGTTCAATTGCAACATCAACCCATAGCTCATTACGATCAATACGCGACGGTGTGTTGTTGCTGGTGTCACAAACCACTAGGTAGTCGTAGATTGCTCGTTTGGCAATCAAATCAATCATCAAACTGTTGACAGTATTAGTAATTTCGTTGCGAGTTATTTCGTCGTTTGGCTCAAACAAAAAGAGTTTACCAATTTCTTCAAGGCGGCCACGCAAGAAAGCAACCAAGCGTGCAACGTTGATACGATCCAGGGCAGTGGTAGTAACTGTTGTGGTTTTATTACCAAAGTTGGTAATACCCACTCCCGGAATAAACGTAATTGGATTAATATTACGCTCGTACAAGATATCGCGAACACTTTGACTTACGCCAATTTGCTGGAATTCGCCAGTTGCAGCAGCAATATATCCAATTGCAAGTGCATTGTCAACCACACCGCGGCGTGTTCCGGCTGGAGCTAACCATGGATAGCTCACTGCATCGCTGCGTAGAATAGTGCGAATCATCATGTGACTTGGTGGTTGTACCACAGTGTTGCCACCAAGGTCAGTAGTTATACAACTTGGATAAAATGCTGCAGAGTAATTACTGGTAGCAATATTTCCATCTTCATTTGGTTGTCCTTCACCGTTGTTGTTTGTGGCCCATTCAACCAAGCTGTTACCGTCGCTAGGCAATCGCATGGGTGTATCGGCCACAACAAACAATGTATTGTTGCGCTCATTGCTGAGTGCAATCATGTTTGGAGTTAATTCGGGATAAGCAGGCGCTGCAATAATATTAAATTGATTCTGCTCTTCCCGTGCTGCAATACTGGTATCAATTGCTGACTTCATAGCCCGCACAATTAACTGACGTTGTGCAAGTCGGCCACTCCACATTGCACCGTCGCCACGGTTACCGCTGGCTGTGAGCCATGTGTTCTTGACTGCTGGCAACACATCGTCTGGAAAAGTTGTTGAGTTAAAATAATTAGCCTGATAACTTTTTACGTTATAGCCGCTGCGACGTGCGTTAAACAACAATGTGCCTTGCGGATACAATGCAGGGTCCGGAGCATCCAAATCAAGATAATCGCTAGTTAATAAGTCTGTAATTGCTGGAAATGCGTCCGCAATTGGATCTGTTGTGCCATTTGTGGACCAGCGTGCATCAGCAAACAAAATGCCGTTTTCGGTCACTTGATCAGTGGTGTCAATCTCGACCCATTGATTGGTCCCACTAACTATCTCCCAGCGATACAACTTTGGATAGTTTTCTAAATCGCCGGTGTCAATCCACAAATCGCCCAAGGCCAATGCGCTTTCGGCAATGTCAGTTTGTGTGGTCGGAGCTGCTGCTGCGGCTATGGGGCCAGTTGCATTGGTCAATGTCAAGTCATACCCGCGAACGTCATTTGTGACATTCTGATAGCCTTGCCAAATTCCGTTGTCCTGAATCAAGATGTCTGCATCACTCACACTGCTGTAATACCATGTTTGCCCAGTTGCAGGATCTTGATCCGGGGCAGTTGTGCTGCTGACATATGTAAACAGCGGTGCTGTCACCCAATTAGACAGAATTAGACGGCCTGCTGTGCTAGCGGATTGTCTAACTTTTGTAGTACTTAGAGTAAATCCGGCCACTGTGACCGGAGTCCCGGTTTGATTTGTTAATGCTATGCTACCACCTTGACTGTGAGTTAACACAATGTTTCCAGCGCTGCTGACTGACGCAGACACAAAAGGAACTGCGGCTGAACTTACTGCAATTACAAAATCAGCAGCAGTGCCGGTTCCGCCAATGGTAACCGTGGCAGTTGTTATTTGAGACGTTCCGGCGCTGGTTGCGGTCAGAACAAACTGGTTTCCTACAGTAAACGGTGTTCCGGCGCTGACCACAGTTGATCCAGTAACTTCGGTTGCACCAATAATAAGTCTTTCAAGAATTTCAAAAGAAAAGGTGTCCAGTTGGCCGGTTATATATCTTGCAGTATTGTACGCAACATATGTTGCTCCTGCTGGGATGTTTTTACCCCCACCAGTTGGATCTAGTGCAAAAATTGCTGGCCAATCGGACAAGTAAGCTGGGCAGTTTTGTTCTACAAATGTTTCCAATATTGTACTGTATTTTTTAACACTTATGTCCAACCCGTTGTTGGCAGTGCTTAGATTTTGCCAAACAGATCCAGTTGGTCGACCGTTTTGCGCATCAGTTGTTCTCCATCTAGGACTCTGGTAACTGTATCCAGGGAAATAGTCCGGTGCTGCATATTCAGATGCAGCAATACCCAACGCAGAAAGCAATGCTGAGCCGCCGTTGGGGCCCGGATTAATAGACACAATCCCGTTGCTGGACAGTGAGCTACCATCGTTGGTTGCTGTTGAATCAGCATACAAATACAATTTGCCACTAACTGCTTGAGCAGTAACTCCGTTGATGGCAGCAGCATTGATTACCTCAACAAATCCAGCAACTGTCAGTGCAGTAGGACCATCTCCCACAGTTACCAACTCATCATTGATAAACATGTTGTTGCCAGATGCAAGGGCAGCGGGTGCATTTGCACCTGTCACAGTGGGCCATGATTGTTTCCAGGCGTCGCTGCCAATTTGTGCCCAAATATTGCTGTAATCTTTGTAATACCCAAAAATTTCTGAACCAACCACAGTTACTGCATAATCACCTATGCTACCAATGGATGCAATTGGAGTATTATCGGCAATGGGGTCTGACCCGTCGCCGCCTTCAATTTGAGTAACATCGGTAATAACCAGTGGAACACGATTAACAAACGTTGAGGTAGTCTGGTTCCATTCAAAAATTCCCCAGGTGCTAGCAACACTGTCAACCCAATAGGTGTTGTTGGCAGGTGCTCCGGTTGGACGAATTAGACTAGCAGTAAGTTCAGTTAGATCAATGTCAGCACGTTGCACATAGCATCGATTGCTCACGCCCAGCGCACTGTACGCTGCAAGCAAACCGTACTCATTTAGTTCGTAACCGTTGATTGGGGTTCCAGTAGTGGTATTATAAAAGAACGGCACACCAAAGGTGGCGGCCAGATCTCTTTGACTTGTTATCAAATAAGTCTTGTTGGCGTTTGCTGCCAAGGTACCAGCAGCAACTGTAATACCGTTGCTGGATACTTTGTTTTGAGCAGTTGCTACAACAAAGTATGGTACAGTATTAACTGCTGATGCGATGTATTGACTTTCGTCAATTACTGTTACTTCTACGCCAGGTGATATCAGGGCCATTTTTAATTCCTTTTCAAGTTGTAGATATTTATAGGTATATTCAAAAAACACTGGTCTATCCTGCCCTTTGGCCAAGGTCCTCCTGCTAAATACCGTATGAGACCCATTTGCCAGGCGTGTAATCAAAGACCATGTGCTGTAAACTACCATCGTGACAGCATTACCCACTACAGATCTAGATGTGAGAACTGTCAACGAAAAAACAAAGGGCTAAAAAAGAGAGTCCCGCAGTGGGCCACAGCGGGCTACAAGAAAAAGATGGTGTGTGACCGATGCAGCTTTCGAGCCAAATATAGCGCCCAAATTTTGGTGTATCACGTGGACGGTAATCTCAATCACACTGAGATTAAAAATCTTAAATCAGTTTGTAAAAACTGCGAAGTAGGTCTTGCCAAGAGTGACTTGCCCTGGAAGCCAGGAGATCTGTCAACAGACTTTTAAAAAATGCGTCAGGCAGTGATGTTAGCTGACGCTGATTGACCAAAGTTTTGCAACCGATCGGCTAATTGAGTAGTATTGCGTATCAAGTCTTCTAGTGTGCCATTATTGTCAATCACATAGTTGGCCATCCAAATTTCTAGATTCATGCTGCTGCGGTCTTCCGGGGGCAAGTGATCGCTACGATCTACCCAAATAGCATAATCAAACACTCCTGTATTGCGCATGGCATGGAATTCGGCTCGATTGCGTAGGCCACAATAAATGTGATTTTCTTCGAATATCTCACGGCCAAGACGCGCATAATCATCTCGGCAGTAGGCATGAATCATATCAAACCATTCTGACCTGTGTTTGTGTCTATCTTGGTAGCACTGATCATATGAAGTGTATCCATACTTGTTTTTAAGTTCAGCGTAGATAAATCGCTTTGCGCAAAACTCTGAACTGGATTGAAATTGAAACCCAGCATGATCTCGCAGAATATCGCACACAGTATCTTTACCATGGCGGCCATGTCCGATAATAAGCAACTTTGGTAAAGTCATGATAGTTTAGTAACTCCCAAGTGGCGCAATGTTGCTTGCAACAGCGCAATCTGTCTACGACAGTCCTCAAGTGCATGATGACTTGTGGGTGGTTTAGGCAGGTCCGGCCATAAGCCAAAAACTGTACGGCTGTCTCTAACTTTGTAGTACTGCCACGGAATTGGTTTGTTGTAGCTTTTGTATGCATGCTCAAGGATAGTGCAATCAAAAGTTGGACCTTGGGCCCATAGTAGATCACTGGTCCAGATCAGCTTGCCCAGGCCATCCAATGCTTGGTCAAGTGGAATTCTTCCTGTTTCGCCAAAAGCTTCTTCCCTGGCATTGGATGGCTGTGTCGCCCACCAATCTAATGTGCCGTTGTCAATGGTTCTATTTTCCTGGCTTTCAAGTGTGACTCTGGCATAGTAATGCTGCGGATAATGGCCTGTGCCAAAAGGATCAAAGCTCTGCGCTGCTATGGTCAATATAGTAGCAGCAGGTCCTGTAGAAATTGTTTCAATGTCGATCATGAGATTTGCCATACGTTTAGTATAACAGATCTAGGAAAATTAACCTATCGGTACTTGTTCAATTGTGCAGCCAATTTTGCTGCAGGATTTAACTTTTTGGTACGCTTGGTTTTACGGGCCTGTCGCACTTTGGTGTTGGCCCGAGTCAGTTTCATTTTAGACGATTTTTCTCTATCCAAACTGGCAGAACACTGAGTGGGATCAGCCACTATCCGCCCTTTTCTTGGCCCTGCAGCACAGCGCCATTTTAAACTAACTTTACCTGTTCGTGCATTTCGCTTGAACACCTTGACGTGTTCTGTTATAAATTCATGTGCTCTCATTTGATTTTGTCCCATTTGGCTACCAATGCTGTTTTAAGGGCCACCGTGTTTGGTATTTTATTCTTGCGCATGTAATCATTTATCTTGACTGCAGTTGGATAGTCAGTTGAGTTGGGCTTGCGGGCATTGCTCATGTCAGCACCAAGTCCGCTGTCTTGATCTGGATATCTACTGCCGTAGTACACTAAATCGTAACGTAATTTTTCTGCCCTTGGGGTTAATTCTGATTTGTTATTTTTATAAATTAGCTCTAACCATGGCTCAAGATACTGCGTAACCGGACGGCTAGGCGTATACCCTTTGGTCTGCTGGCCTTTGAGCAAAGCAGCGGCTGCTGCTGGAGACACTGCTTTTCGGGTATCTTGTAGGCGCCATGCTGCTTCGTTGGTGTACAAGAATGCAGCAATTTTTCTCTTTTTGGCAGCGATCAAAATAGTTCTTACTTCGGGACTGCGGTATTCACTTTGTTCGGTAATCAGTACATGCACTGCAACCACACCACCAATTGAGATTTCGGGTGTTTTTGTAAACACTCTATCTTCGCTTTCGCTGCTCCGTGTGCCACCGCTGTGCTGCCATGCACGTTCCCAATAGTCAACTGGTTTGGTCTTGTAGCGTTGATTTAACCAATCCCCATCAAGTACAAACATCACCGCAGATGAACCAGCGTATCTATGATAGTCGCCCACTCGACTGCGGGTGGTGCTGAAGAAATATGGATAGCCCGGGGGCGCGTATTGCTCTTCGCTTTTGTTACCGGTTATACTGCTTAGTTGGAAAACACCTGTTGTAAGTATCTTTGCAGCCGCAGATACCCCGCTGTAGTGGTACACAATCGATGTTGCTGCTTCGTTTATTAATTCGCTTGCTCTCATAACATTTTTGCTATCTTTGTAGAAAGTTCTTCATTTCGTGGTGCATCTGGTAAATCATCGGGCTGTATTTTTCTAACTTGAGTAATGCTGCCACCGGCATGCGCTAACTCATTTTTGGTAAATCTGCGTGCAAGTTCACCTGGTGTTGCAGATCCGGCTGCGTCTACTAGTGTGTTGTCAACCATCAGCACGGCATGTTGAGCAATTTCATTGGTACTAGTAGTGCGTTGGGCATGCCCAACTAACACAAAAATGTCTCCTCCAAATTTAATTTGCAAAGCTCTTGCAAATACAACGCAACCACCATCAAATGGTCCTGATCCAATGGTGTTGATCAGAAGAGAATATATTTTGTTTGTGTTTCTTACCGGAAAACTTTCAATGACAAAATCGCTAGCTTTCATCGTTTGCTCTTTACCATTGCGTGTAGTACAAACACGATAAGTCTAATCACGCCCATTGCCAAGTCTTTAAATATCTGTTGTTTGCCTTGTTGCGAAATACGCTTCCATCGTTCAACAAAATTGCCCACAATATATAACAGGTAGGGTTCAAGTTTTTCTACTGTGGTCTTTTGGGCTTCTGCTGCCTGTGCTAACAGTGCTTCATTCTCTCGCTTAACTAAAAACGCCGCCACTAATTTCTTCGCTACTTCATCAGGAATATCTGCAGGAGCCTGTGCTCTAAGTGCTGCTACTTTATCTCCTCTCACTTTCCTATAATAGTCGCCACCGATAGTATTATTAATGGGATCATCTGCTCGTTCATTACCCAACAGTTTATCCATCTTTTTCTCGATCCAATCTCCTAGACCTTCATCTAGTTGATAACTTTCGGTAATAATTTCTTGTATTTGCATGGTTGTTTGATTTAATTATCCAATAACCCAAGATAACGGCTGTGACCCGTCAACATAGTTTACTAGTTGTACCAATAGTGCATCCATTTCGGTCTTGGCTTCGGCTTTCATGGCAGATCCATTCAAAGTGCCGCCGCCCTGCGGACCAGCAATTGTGGAGAACTTTTCACGTGCTTCACCAATGATCAACTTGCAGTTGGCCACCATGTAATCTCTAATCCATTGCTGGATTTGAAAGTCACTCAACAATGTAATTTCGGGTTTGAGTTGCCATGTCCAAAGTAATACATTTTCGCCAGTGCCTTTTGGATCTCGAACCAACTGCAGTTTTTTGGTCACAGGGTTAAAGGTGTAGTTCATGAATCCGCCAAACATTCTAGCAGCCAACTCAATGTATTGACTGTAAAAGTCATAGGTGGCAAGGCCGCCTGCTGTGTTAAAGTTCATGAGATACACATTTACCGATGCTTGTGCAAAAGGATCAAAATTGCTGGCAAAAGGACCACTGGCGTTGCCAAACGTTCTACGAAAAATTTGTCGCACACTAGTAACTTCTTGCGGCAAAGTATATATGTTGACGTCTTCAATCAACTCCATGAAAATGTACGCTTCTTCATACGCAGCATTGGCACGTTGCCGGTATGTACCTAGTGTTTTTTGATACGCTGCTTCATAGTGAGCAGGATCCAGTTCAATATCAATAATTTGGTCACCCAACTGAAGTTTAACATATTCAATTAAATTTTGCTTCAGGGTAGGTAATGTGTTTTCGATCATAGTGACTCCAATGTTGTATTTATTGAATATGTGCCACTACTGAAGGCAGCCAGGCAGCAAAGTCTGCTGGCCACTGCTGCTGTAATGTTGACAGGCGCTGCTGATTATGAGATGCTGCTGCTTGACACCTTGCTGCTAATGCTGCAGCATCTAGTGCCAACAACTGCTTATATATGTTTATACTGCTAGAAATATATTGTTGCGCTTTGTCAACCCCGTGTGGGGAATTGTCCTGAACAACGGTGTTGTAAGAATGATCCACTAGGTCTTCAAGTACATCAAACCCCATGACTTTTAAATAATCAACTGCATTTTTTGCAGAATATACTGTCCATGGCGCCGGAGTTACTAATGCTCTGAATATTTTTTCACTAAACGCTATGGTAGCATCGCCGGCATAAGTTTCGATTACTAAATTTATGTATGCTGAGACCTGCGCTTGCTCCACTGAAAAATTATGATTTCGAATGGGCATGTGTTCAAGTAGTTGTTGATATTGATAATTGTAGTCACTGACAGATTCTAGCTGTTTCCAAGTGTTAGAAAAGTTGCGCCGGATATCGTCTACAGAATCATTGGCACCGTATACATTTCTGCAATTAAAATTAATATAGTCAGTTGCCAACATCTGCTTGACATTATCTGACTGTGCTGCTAGTTCTAGTAAAAGTAGCTGTCGCTGTGCATCTAGTCGATTGACTGACAAATTGAATCGTCGAGTAGGACGGTATTGTTGGTTGGCCGGAATATAGTTGTATATGCCAAAATAGCTAATGGGTGTTTGGCACACCTGATACTGAGTAAGAAACGGTGCATGATTATCAGTAATAATCACAGTATCTGGTGCAAACCATGTAGCAGCACTGCAAGAATAATCGGTCCTGCAGACGCCAAAGTCGTCTGCAAAACATACAATTACTGTTTTATGGCCACGCTGCCAGGTTCTTAAATCCGAACCTATATTTTTGTATCCAAGACTTAGTAGCAGTCTATGAAATATACCAGCCATAGCGTGTTCATGCTGCATGCATTGGCTTTTTTGAAAAACTTCACCTTGGTTTGTTTGGTAGAACAGCTGATCAAATATCATGCCGAACCTTTCCGCACTGGAAAAATTGGCCTAGGGTCAAATTTTTCAGGACAAAATTTACACTGTGCAATTGGGTTGTCTAAATTGGTAAAAAATTCTTTGTGATAATCATCAAAATTATCTATTCCCAGTGCCTGATATGAATTCAACAATATTCTGTCTTGCTCGGATATGTCCAAGCTGTGTTGCTGATCAAACTCAGGCATAAGAGCAACAGGTCCGCATTTGTATAATTTTCCTCGTATGAAATGATAGCTTTTGAATTGTGCAAAAGCACAATTTTGATGTGCCAACACAGGATCACTATTGTGTAACAAAAACTTTCCCAGGACAGGCTTGATTGCTGCGGCACCAAAATTGTTGCTGATATACACATTAACTATTATGCCATTGGTATCTTTAAATTGCCAGTCTGAACCCCAAGGGTTATCTTTGTGACCTTTTGGATGCACATGTACTGGTCCTTCAAGGAAATACAATATATCTTGGTGCAATGTGTCAAATTTGTCAGGAGTGTGTAAACTAACACCTATATGATTACGACATTGATTGACTTTGGACCAATACAAAAAGTTCTTATAAAGTGCTTTGGATTGCCGAAATCGTGTGCCATTGGTTAGAACCTGTACTTCAATCCCAAAAATTTGATTGATCCCGTCAATCCAGGATGACAAGCTGGGGTTGAGAAAGGGCTCGCCACCCATGATAGTAGCAGCCTTTAAGGAAACAACCTTGCCCCACTTGTTGTAATGGGACTGGTAATCTGCCCAGTCTTGCCAACCTTTAAAATTATGATTGTTGAATCGGTTGCAACGATCGCATGTTAGATTACAAACATTGGTTATATAGAAGTCAACTTTATTAGGTATTGCATGCATGTGACCTATTTATCATTACCAGGCTTTGAGAATTATCAAATTTTCTGAGCCTCGGCCGTTGAACACAGTTTCTGTTGTGGACAGGTCCTTGTAGATTTTTCTAGCAGCTGGCTTGCCAGCGGACTGAATTGCCTTGACTACTTCTGCTGGTTTGCGAACTGTTTTCTGCATGGTCTCAACAGTGTTGAATCCAATAACACTGTTGCTTTTGATAGTAAACGATCCTGTGTGCGAATCTGCAACAATGTGGATAAGTTTACGTTTTTTAGTATCATACAGCCAGGCCTCGCTTTTGTCAACCAGCGCTGACGCAGGCTGACTCTTGATTTTTAGCTCATCAAATGCCAATTGGAATTTAAATTTAGCTGCTTTTTTCTCAGGCGACACCACTTTGACTGCCCGTGGTTTGCGTTCCACTTTTTTAATTTGAACATATGCGCCACAGTCGTTGATCACTGTTTCACAAAACTTCACAACACTGCGCATCTGAAGCTTGCTCAAATGCTGATACCCCTCTGTTAGTTGTGCGTCTTTGCCTTTGTTTGCTAGATCAAATTCTGCCAATTTGCGTTTCCATATATCTGCCAACTGACCCACCAGTTGCGGGGCCACATTCTTGCCGCGTATCACTGTGATGGGTTTAAAATCTGCGGACATTTTTGCACCAGTGGTCAAAAACTCATCAAACATCCCGTCAATCTCGCCGGCACATTCACTTAATTTTTCTCGCAAGCGATCTTGGATATTGGGCTTGCCATCATCAATTTTTTCTGCTGCTGCAACTGCCACACGAGTTACCAACAACTCAGTCAGGTATGTATCTAGCTGATTTGTTTCTTTTTCGTTCAGTTCCAGGCCCATCATGGTCATGCGACACAACCATGCTTCGGTGGGCCGAATTGCTGAATCAGGGGCGCTGCGCAATTTTCGAACATCATCTTTGCGACTGTTGTGATCAAGATATGCAACAATCATGTCACGGGCATCTTTTTTATTGTAAAAATAGTTGTACCACGAGAATGCCGCACTCAATCGGCTGATACGATTTCCAATAGGCTGTGCCTCCCACTCTGGCTCATGCCCTAGTACTTTGGTATCCGGGCTGCGGGGATTCAAAGATTTTATCTGGGGTTTTACTGCTGGCGCAGTGTTGATTTTTACTAATGATTTTTTTACAGCTGCGGCTTTCATATGGCTCCTTGGTGTCTATGCTGTAATTATAGCACAAATGCTCATTTTGGTCAAGTGCTGCGGTAAATACACTTATGCCAAAACTTAGCCTATACCGTCCCAGTCGCACACGTGACTACCAATTCATGGATCGGACCATATCCGAAATGTACACTGTTGGGGGATTAGATTTGTTTGTACACAAGTATCTAGGACCGCAAACCGGAGGTGAAGACTCTGCTTTTTCGGGCAACTCAGATGCAACTCAACCAATCTACGATGAACCGAATCCGTTGAACATCCAAGATTTACTATTGTTGGAAAATCGTGATCGAGTTTATGGGCAGGACGTTTATGTCATGCGGGGCGTGTATCAGACTCAGGACGTGGACTTTGACTTGAGCCAATTTGGATTGTTCCTGAACACAGACACGTTGTTTATCACGTTTCATTATAACAACATGATAGACAATTTTGGTCGCAAGCTCATGACCGGTGACGTTTTAGAGGTCCCAAATCTTAAAGATTATAATCCGCTGAACACAGCAATTCCAAATCCATTGCCAAAGTATTACATAATACAGGATGCTGCCTTTGCTAGCGAAGGCTTTGCACAGACCTGGCAGCCACACACATGGCGAGTTAAAGCAACACCAATGACCAATGCACAAGAAGTTAAAGATGTGTTAAAAACTCCTGTTGTAACTGAACAAATCTGGGACAACGACAATTTTTATCCCACCGGTAGTATTGTCAACAACAGCAATGTTTATTATCAAGCCGTGCAAAGTGTCCCTGCCGGAACTGATATTCCCAATTTAACATATTGGACCGAATATACTCCGTCAACACAAAGTGAGGTGTTTAGTACCCGCACCAAAGATCAAGAAATAAATGATGCTATTTTAAATCAAGCCGACATTGAAGTCCCACTTAGTGGTTACAACACACAAAAATTCTATGTTGAGCCCACCCTCAACGGTGCGCCAGCCAATCCCGATGGTCTTACTGCTGATGAAACAGTTACTGTGGATGGCACCCAAGGCGGCACAAGCGTAACCCCAAACGGTCCTGGGTACACCCGCGGTTACTTGACCGGCGATGCTACCCCAAATGGCCTACCTGTAACAACTGGTATAGCATTTCCACTAAGTCCAGTTGCAGGCGATTATGTGTTGCGACTCGACTACAAACCAAATCGACTGTTCCGCTATGATGGAGTTCGTTGGGTCAAGATTGAAGACGGGGTTCGCACTGATCTTAATAATGGGCCAAATAACAAGACCCTACGCAGTAGTTTTGTAAATAACAGTGATACAATTAATACTTCTGACCGTGGGCCAATCCCAAGTCGACAAAGTCTCAGCGAAATACTCAAGCCCAAAGCTGACAACGGCGGTTGACTGACCACAAACTAATAGCCTTCTGGGCCAAGGGGAATAAAATTCAAACTTATTTTTACGACGAACAAATACGACGCTTCTTGTTGCAATTTACTCGAATCTGCAGCAACTTTCAAATTGAATATGGACGTGAGGAAAACAGCGAAGCTGCTGCATTGTTGCGAGTTCCTGTTAGATACGGGGATGCTAGTCGTAACGCACAAACAATAATTCAAGAGAACAGCCGAAATTCAATGCCGGCTACTCCGCTCATGACTTTTTACATACATAGTCTTGACTATGATAGACCACGCATGCAAGATCCAACCTTTGTGAGCAAGATTTCAGTACGTCAACGCACATACGACGAAACTACCGAAACTTACGAAACAACCCAGGGTAACGCATTTACTATTGAACGACTGATGCCGGTGCCGTACAAGTTGGGCATCACACTGGATATCTGGACCAGCAACACCAATCAAAAATTTCAAATACTTGAACAAATGTTAACGTTGTTTAATCCCAGCCTAGAAGTGCAAAGTACAGACAACTACATTGATTGGACCAGTTTAAGTGTTGTGGAACTTGAATCAGTTACATGGACCAGTCGGTCAATTCCAATAGGTACAGAAAATCCTATTGATATTGCTACGTTGAAATTTAGTTTACCAATTTGGCTATCCAGTCCTGCCAAGGTCAAGAAATTAGGCATTGTTGAACGAGTGATAGCCAGCATGTACGACGCACAAGGTGATTTAAATGACGCGGTTACCAACAATGATTTGTTGTTGGGAACTCGTCAAATTATCACACCTTTCAATTATGCTGTTGTAATTATTGGAAATCAAATTCAATGCCTGAAACAACAGTCCATAGCACAAGAACCCAACAATACTGATCTTGCTCCTACACAGATTGTAACCGATAGTAATCTTTTGTGGCCCGCTGTGATCGATTTATACGGAACTCTTCGCCCGGGTATAAGCCAATTACGACTGGTACAAGAGGATGGCACTGAAGTGATCGGCACTGTGGTGTTGGATCCCAGCGATGATAGATTCTTGTTGTTTGATGTTGATATTGACACTACTCCGCAAAATACTCTGAATCCAGTGGATGCTGTGATTGATCCATTGGTAAGCGGTCCTGGCAGCGGATTACCAATTGCTGTGGCAGGACAAAGGTATTTGTTAACCGAGGGCACTGGAAATTTTAAAAATACTGTTTCTGCAGTGGCCTGGCAGGGAGCCGGTGAGCGGCCCCTGATTGCGCAGGAAAATGACATTATTGTATTCCAGGACGGATATTGGCAACTTGAGTTTTTTAGTCAATCCCAACCTGCTGGGCAGTATGTGTCCAATCTAACCACCGGTATCCAATACGAGTGGACTGGTACTGCTTGGGTCAAGAGTTATCAAGGTGTTTATGTTGGCGGCGCCTGGAGCTTGGTGCTGTGATAGCAGTAGGAGTTTGGTTTTACAGTCTTGACACCAGTCGTTATCTATACTTGTTGCGCAATGACTCAAAACACCCAGGGGCTTGGGGACTGCCTGGTGGCAAAATAGAAGCTGGCGAGACCTTGCTGGGTGGCATGGAGCGCGAATGCATTGAAGAGCTGGGATTTTTTCCCGCATATCAGCGCTTGGTACCAATAGAAAAGTTTACATCAGCAGACACCACATTTGAATACCATACATGGGTGTGCGTAATTGTTTCCGAATTTGTTCCGCAATTGAATCATGAGCATCTGGGGTATGCCTGGTTAAATTCGGGCCATTTTCCAAAGCCCATGCACCCGGGCCTGTGGAACACTGTTAATATTGCTGCGGTACAAAGCAAAGTCATGCTGGTTGAGCATGCCTTTGCTCAACATTAAGCCTGGCTTTCTTGAAACTGCAGCTGAATTTCGCCAGTTGGAGTAGTTGATGTGGTAAGTGCAGTGATCTGCACAGCCAGTACTTCGGGACCATTTGGATAAGTCTCTTGTCCAGGTACTGCACTTGTACCAATTTGCTTGACTGAACTCAAGTCCAACACTCCCGAATTGGTTGTAGAAATTGGTATCGCAAACAAACGCTCCCCTCCCTGAAGGTCACTGGTAATAGCAGCAACTGTCAGATTCAAATCATTTGCAGTAGTTGTTCCGCCCAGTGCATTGCCTAGAATCCTAAGTGTATCACCAACTGCATATCCACTACCTTGAGTCTGAATTGAAATTTGTGTGGTTGTGCTTGAGTAAGATGTGCCAGCTGCAGTAAGCTGCACTGTGACCTTGGCATTGGCTCCTGAACTTGAAATGTTAACTGGTGTTAAATTACCAAAAGTTCTAGCTGAACCAAACGTCTGCTTGACTCCAGATCGTGTCAGGCCGCCAATAGTACCGTACGGTGAGGATGTTAGACCACCTGTTGCTTCCAAAATGTAGCGAGGTGCAGTTGAGAACTGGGAAAAACTGGGTTGAAAGCCGCCACCTTGGTTGTTTAATCCCGCCCATGTAGTGTTGGCCGAATCAATATTTGAAGGATTCAAGATACCTTCAACCAAATATCGACCAGCAGTTACCTGAATGTTCAAGTTGCTCAGGGTTAACTGTGCTCGGTTAATCAACTCACGAACTCCCAAATTGCCAACAATGCCGTTGCTTACGCTGGGCGACAACCGCATGACAAAAGCAACTGCGGTATCGCCAACTGTGGTAGGCAATCCATAATTGATT